GTCCCGGTCACCTTGGTGCCAAGGCTCACGTTGTTCGGCGCCCCAGCGTTGTATCCGGTTGTGTAGTTCGCGTTGTACTGCGCCGCCGTGTAGTATCCGTCCCGCGCCGTGGCGTAGATGGAGCTCACGTCGATCTGGAGCGTGGCCGTCGTTCCGTCGCCCTTTGTGATCGTGAAGTCGTGCACCAGCGCAGAAACGCCGGACGTTCTTCCTCCGGCCGTCCCGCTGGACGGTCTCCCGTCGTTGTACCCGTCCGTGTATACGCTGTCAGCGCTGATCGATACCTCGTCCCTGAAAAGGATCTGATCCGCGTTTCCTTCTCCGTCGTCGGAATATACGATAAACGTCCGTTTGACGTTTTTCCCGCTCTTGCTGACCGGTATGCTCGTGTCGGGAACAAGCGTGTTATATACAATTCCGGATTTTGTGTTTCCCTGTGGTGATGCGGTTACTGTGAATATTCTGCCGCTCCACGCACCGCTCAGTGAAGTGGCCCGGCTAAAAGTCAGCGACGGCTCTGTTTCGTTTTTCTCCGAATACTTCCACAGTTTCAGCGTGTTGCCATCGACGCTTGCCTTCGCGATCATGTTCGCCACGTCCGGCGGCGTCAGCGTGTATGTGTTGGCTCCGACAAAGTTCAGCGTATACAGGTTCAGCTTCGCGTCGTTGCTGTTGGCGATCGTGACCTCTTTCTCGAAGTATACGTTTTTCTTGAAGTGCGCGACGTTGTTGCTGATGGCCAGCACGTCGCTCAGCGCCACGCTGCTCCCGGCGCCGCCGATCAGGATCTTGTTCCCCAGGATCTTCGTTGTGCTGGTGCCGTCCTCGTTGATCGTCGCGATGAGGCCCGCCCGGTTGATCGTGTTTCCCGGCGTCGTCTCGCTGTAGGCGCCGTTTGTCCATTCGTAATATTTTTTATTCGCCAGGCTGTAATACAGGTAGCTCGCGCTGCCCGTCTCCGGGAAGTCCGCCACCTTCGCATAGCTCTTGATCGGCCGGTTGTCCGTCGCCGTCACCAGCAGGCTCGCCTGGCCAGCTGCCAGGTCCAGCCGCCCTTCCAGCTCCACGTCCTTCTCTTCCAGCGTGCTGATCTTCGCCACCCCGGCCGTCACGCTGCTGCCGTTCTGGTCCACCCAGCTCTTGGCCCCCGTGGCGTCCTGCACGCCCTGCAGGATGCTCGTGCCGTTCTGGTTGATCCAGCTCGACGCTCCGGATGCGTCCTGCACGCCCTGCAGGATTGCGCTCTCGTTCTGTTCGATCCAGCTCTTCGACAGCGTGGCGTCCCCCGCCGCCGCCGTCACCCGCTGGTGGATGCCTTCGCCGTCCACCACCAGGCTCGCCACCCTGCTCCAGTTGACCACCTGGCCGTCTTTGATCACGCTGCCGCCCACAGCCTCCGCGATCATGGCCACATGGTCCTCCGTGTCCACAAACCAGGCGTGATCGTCTTTCGATTGTTTCGCTGACGTCCTTCCGCCCTTGCTGCTGGCCTTGTTCGCGTTGTTGATGATGCTCGCCAGGTCTTCCGTCAGGTTCGCCAGGGTCGCCGTCACGGCTTCCGGCGCGCCGATCTTGTCGCTCCAGCTGAGCTTTGTCACCTTTTCCGTGATCGTCGTGTTAAATTCCGGCAGCGGCACCCGGCACTTTTTGTTGATCACAAAATGGTCCAGCGGCTCGCCCGTTGCCTCGCTCAGGTCCAGCCCGCTGATCGTGATCGTGACATTCGGCTCCGCGTGCCTGCTCAGCCGCTCGTTCGCCCAGGCCGTCAGCTCCTCCGCCGTGGTCTTGCTCTGGTCTGTCTCAACCTTTTCGATCACGCCGTATGTGTTCTCGTTCCGGCTCACATAGTTGCCCGTGATGTGCAGATCGTCTTTGCCGATAGGGTAGAACCGGGTATACATCCGGCTCGTGTCCACCGTCTTCCGGAGGGTCGTAATGTTCCGGCCCATTCGCATCTCGCTGTCCACGTCGCTCCCCAGCTGCAGAAAGCTGATCGTGAACGGGATCGCGCTCAGGTCGAACGACCAGTAACAGTCGCTCAGGCTCCCTGTCACCGTCTCCAGCGCCGTAAACAGGTTTTCCCCGTTAAAGTTGTACGGGTTGCTCACGCTGCTGTACGCCGCGGCTACCGTGCCCAGGGTAAACATGCTGTGTTTGCTCAGGATGTACGCCAGCGCCTCCGCGGCGTAGCATTTGCCCGCCGGCGCCGTGCTGCCCTGGGCCCGCATGTCGGTTGGTTTCGTCTCTCCGAACAGGATCAGGTCCTTCAGCGCGTTCGCGATGTGCTCCAGCGTCACTGTCCTGGTCTCTGTGTCGTACTGGATGTTCACCGTCTTTACCCGCCAGACGATGCCCGCCCCGGGCTCCTCGTCGTCCAGCAGCCATGCGCCCATCTGGATCTCCGGCGCCTCCGGCCCCAGCGTCAGCGTGGCCGTGCTCTTCCGTTCCTCCAGGTTCAGCGCCATCCTCTCCGGCCTGAACCAGTCCGCCTTCGTCAGGCTTTTCCCGCTCAGCAGATACATTATGCAAATCTCCCTTTAATGGTTACCGCGAAGTTGCCCGCCCGCTGCGCGCTGTACGTCACCGTCTTCGATCCCGGCTTGATATACAGGTCGTCGCTGCTGGCCGCCGTCCGCTTGCCCATAGCACTCCGGTATGTCCCGCTCGTGTTCTTGATCCGGATCCGGATCAGTTTTCCCACGTGGTCGATACTCAGTATCTCGTTCTGCTTCAGCCCCAGGCTCGTGAAGCTGATGGAGCTGTCTCCCGTGCTCACCGTGAACGTGTCGCAGTCGCTGCTGTTCGTGTTCTTGAACTCAATTTCCGCCACCGTCCGCGTGTTGCCGCCCACCGTCAGGCTCAGGCTTCCGCTGCTGGCACTGCTGTTTGACCCGCTGACCCATGTGCTTTCCTGCCAGTAGGGAACTTCATACGCCCGGAAAGTGATCGTGTAAACCGTCGTCCATTCATATACGTCCCCGGCTCCCGGGCACTGCACGCAGATCACGTTCAGCTCCCGGCCGGTCCGGTGTCCCACCGTCAGCACGCCGCCATCCGCGGCCCATTTGTTGATCGTCTCCAGCAGCGTGCTCCGCGTGGCCATCACGTCCTCGTTCAGGCTGAACTTCACGTTCACGTCCAGCGACTCCCGCCGCCGCGTTGTGACCCGCTGCCCGCTGTTTCCTGCCGTCGGCGTCGTGCTGATCGTCTCTTTTCCCGCGCCTTCTTCGATCGCCTTGATAATGATCCGGCTGTCCAGGCTGTCCAGCTGCGTCCCGTTCAGCGCCACCCGATGTGCAAGAATCATTTTTCCACGCTCCTGTTAATCAATGTCGGCCGCGATCAGCGCACTGACCTCCGGCGCCACCAGCCGCGCAACGACTTCGCTGTCCATCTTGAAGATAATGCTCCCGGCCACTCCGCGCACCGCAGCTGCGACGGCCGCCGGCATCTCGTTCAGGCTCTGGATGTCCGCGCTCGTGACCCCGTTCTCGTCGCTGCCCTTCTTCCACCAGTCCGCCGGCAGGTCCAGCGGGTTTTCCTGGTCGTTCAGCTGGTTCTGCCGCATCATTTCGTCAATCTCGAACACCAGGTCCGACAGCGCGCCCCCGTCTCCCAGCGTCTCGTCCAGCCGCACCAGCGCCGCGGCCACCGTATCGTCTCCCGCGCCGCTCCACAGCGTGTCATAATACTGCTCCGCCGCGGTCCGCTGCGCCGCCGTGAAGCCGGAAAACAGTCCCGGCTCCTCGTATGCCTGGATCTCTGTGGCGCCGTTTCCGTTCAGGCTGTTCAGCGTCATCCAAAGCGGCCTGTTGATCGTGCTCTTTTTCAGTTCCGCCGGCGTCTGCTCCTGGATCGTGTCGGCCAGCTCCTTCACCTCGTCGCTGGCATTCTCCATGAACTCCCCGGGCTTGTTCAGGTCCTTGTTTGTCCCCAGCGGGTCCTCGCCCCGGAACATCTTCCACAGCGTGTCGATGATCGGCACCGCCAGCGCTACCAGGCCCACGCTCATCGTGATCCCTGCCAGCGCAGAAACAAACGGCCCTGCTGCCGCGCTCACTGCGCTGGTGATCGTGCTCCCCAGGCTGGTCACGCCGCCGGCTGCCCCGGCCACGCTGCCGAGCCCGCCGCCGTTCAGCATACTCGCCAGCCCGCCGAACCCGTTCGCCATCTTGATCGTCGCGATGTGTCCCGCCAGCTGGCCGATGGTGCTCACCATGCTCAGCACCTTCCCGCCGGTCCACACCCCCGCCAGGATCAGCAGCGCATCCTTCGCGTTCTGCGCGTTATCCTTTGTCAGCCACTTCAGCGCGTCCGCCAGGCCGCCCAGGATGTTCCCGATCGTGCTCACAATCGGATCCTCGCTGCTCTTCAGCTCCTCCGCCACCTCGTCCAGCGCTTTCACGCCCGCCCTGATAGCCTCCGCCAGCGTCCTGAAGGCTTCCTCCAGGTTCGTCCGCAGGTCGGCCAGCGCCTGCTCCCGTTCTTTCGGCGTCTTCGCGTCAAAGAACCGGGCCAGCGCGTCCAGGGCGCCGCTCACGTTCGTCATGATGTCCAGCGTGATCGTGCCGAACCCGCCCGCGAATTTACCCTGCAGCATGTCCCACTTTTCTTCAATGCTCTGCAGCTGGATATAGACGTCGTTCATCGTCCCCAGCGTTTTAGCGTCCATCAGATAGCCGCCGTTCTCCTGCAGCTCCGCCATCTTCCCGGTGATCGTGTCCAGGTTCGTCACGAACCAGCTCACCGTGGCGCTCTTCTTCCCGCCGAAGATCTCGCTCATGGCGTTGTCCCATTTGCCGCCCGTGCCCCACTCTTTGTAGGCCTTGCTCATGGCGTCCAGGACCGCCATCGTATATTCCACGTTGTTCGTGTAGTTTGCGTCGCTGATTCCGAAGATCTCCGCGATCTTCTTGTTTTTCCCGCCGAAGCTCAGCTGGCTCAGCAGCGTCGTAAAATCGCTGAATTTGCCCTCGTCCACGCTTTCGATCGCCCTGGAAAACAGCTGCACCTGCTCCGCCGTGGATCCGAAATAATTCGCCAGGTCGGTCCAGTTGTTCGCCTTTGCCGCCGTGTCCGTGATCAGGTCCCACAGTTCGCCCACGGCTTCCTTCGCCGTGTCGATAATCCCGGTGAAAAGGCCTTCCACCGCGCCGCTCACGCTGTCGCCCAGGCTCCCCAGGCCCTCGAAGGCCTGGGCAAAGCTGTTGGCCGCCACCGTGCCCATCTGCGCGTCCCCGGCCAGCTTCTGAAAGCCCTGCCCCGCGTCCTCCAGGCCGCTCTTCATGTTTGCCAGCGCGGTCCGGGCGTCGTTCAGCTTGACCTCCCACTTCGCGATCTCGTCCTGGTTGTCCCCGTATTTCTTCCGGACCTCTTCCAGGGCCTCCGTGTAGGTCTTGACGATCTTTTCCTGTTCCTGGATCTGCTTTTGCAGGTTCTTGATCTTGACCTGGTTCTTCTCCTGCTCCGTGGCGTTCTTCCCCAGCTCCGCGGTCTCGGCCTTCAGCTCGCTCCGCAGGGTCTTCAGTTCGCGCTGCGCGTCCTTCAGAGCCTGTTTGTACTCTTTCTCGCCGTCCAGTACGATTTTCTGTTTGATGTCGTTCGCCACGTTCACCGCTCCTTAATTCTCTATCATCCAGCCCCGGTTTCCCTCCGCCGGCATGAATACTGCCTGCCCGATGTGGCCGCATCTCACCTTCGGCTCGCACCAGATCTCGTACCCCAGCCGCTGCGCCCTTTGGCAGAAGGCCAGGTCTTCCCCCAGGTCCTTTGTCGGCAGGAAACACTGCCCCTCGTTGGCGTTCATCACCTGAGGCAGCACCTCCGCCTTCATCAGCACCAGGCCGAACCCGCACCCGGCCACCCGGAAAAGCTCCCGCTCCCACCGGTCGTGCCAGATCACCCGCGGCTCGATCGCCTTGAAGATCACCGGCGGGTAGGGGTGGTGCCGGCTGATATACAGCCCGCATACGATGTCCTTTCCCGTCTCCTGCAGCCGCTCCAGCGCATCCGCCTCGAATACCATGTCGCTGTCGATCCACAGCACGTGCGTGAACCCGCCGCTGATCGCGAACCGGGCCAGGTCGTCCCGGGCCTTGTGGACCATCGTGCCCCGGGTCATCTTCTCCTCAAACGGGATCTCCTGGTCCTCCAGTTTTCGTTTCAGCTTGTTCAGGCTTTCCGCGAATCGCTGTTTGATGTCCTCATAGCAGGGCACCGCGATCAAAAGTTTCCCGATCATTTCCGTCTCTTTCTCCCTGTCCTTCCGCCGGTGACCCTCCCCAGGATGCCCTTTCCGAAGTTCATCCGGCTGTCATAATCGGCGCGGATCCGGTACAGGTCCATGATCCATCCGGGCTGCATCCGCCGCGCCTCCGTAAACGATACCCCGGCGACCAGCGCGTATCCGTAAAACTCCCGCGCCCGCGTCGCCCGCCGGTTCATCCGTTTTTTGCTTCGTATTCCTTCTCCAGCGGGTTCGCCGCCTTGTCGCTGGCCTCCCCGCCGTCCCGGGTCTCGCTCTTCATGCCTTCCTCGATCGCCGCCTTGATGGCCCCGCTGATCTCGTTCAGCTTCGCCATGCTCTCATGCCCGGTGATCTCGTTCCCGGTCACGTCCTCTGGCAGCCCGTCCAGGTTCCGCTGGCAGTTCGCCATGATCGCGAACAGCTTCCGCACGGTCTTTACCATCTGCCCGCCGCTCATCTGCTCAAACGCCTGCCGGATCCCGCCGAACTGCTCCTCCAGCTGCTCCAGCGCCCACAGGTCGAACCGCAGCCGGTACATCTTCCCGTTAATCCTGACCTCGTTTTCTCTCTGCTCCCTGTCCATCTTTTTCGCTCCTTGTCTGTTGAATAGTTAAAAGCAGGGAGGGACCCGCACAAAGTCCCTCCCTGTTTCCCGTCTTAGGTATTCCCGCCGCCGCCGGTGATCCCCGCCTGCGTCTGCAGCCAGGCGATCGCCGCCGCTTCGCTGGTCAGCGGGCTGTCGTTGGTGATCGCGAAGCACATCGGCCCGCCGCTCGTCAGCTGCACGCCGACGCCGGTGCCCTGCACGTTGTAGTGCTGGTAGCTGATGCTGTCCGTTCCCGTGGACGCGCTCAGGCTGTCCATCGTGAACTTCTGCTTGTAGATCCAGATGCCGATCCACTGGTCCGTCTCGTCCACCGGCGTCTCGTTCCAGATATAGAACCCGATGCCGTAGAAGTCCGGCTCCTTGTCGCTGATCAGCAGGTCGTTGGTGGCCAGCACCCAGTTCAGCAGCGCCTTCTTCATCGCCGCCGGCAGGTCCGCCAGCTCGAACGCGCTGCTCACGCCGACCATCTTCTTCTTAAACGCCACCCGGATGCCGTCGGCGTAATCGCTGCCCTCCGCGAACTGGAAGTTCACGTCCGCCTTGACCACCAGGTTGCTCGCCTGCGCGCCGCCCGTATAAGCGACCGCGCTGCCCGCGCCGCCGCTGGAGAACTTCGCGTAGGTCAGACCCTTACACGTAAGAATCATAGGCTTTTACCCTCCGTTTGCTTCATTGATTATTTTGTCGTTTTCCTTCTTCATGGCCGCCTCGATGGCGCTTTCGAACTTCTTCCGCTGCGCGCTGCCGGTGATAAACTTATCGCCCATCTTTTTCCAGGTCGCCTTCTTCTTTCCCCGGCCATAGTTGGTCACGTAGGCCTTGGTGGCGTTCCGCACCCCGTGCCGGTCCGTGCCCTGGGGATAGACGTCCATCCATCCGCCGTCCAGCGTTTCGTGATACTGGCCCGGCCCCACGCTTTCCAGCATGTCGCCGCCGCCCTCGCTGATGTGGTTGTGCGTCCGGATACTCTCCTTCACGCCCTCCACCAGCGACGCCGCCCCGGCTTCCACCAGGCGGCGCACGGTGTCGCGGCTGAGCTTCGCCAGCTGGTTGTCCAGCAGCTCAAACCCGTTGTAGGTCATTTGCGCCATGATCAGAAACTCCTCCCGCTGGCGTGCTGCGCCGTGCCCTCGATCGTCAGGCTGCCGCCCATCTTCATCCGCACCACCCAGCTCCACCGCACCTTGTTGATGTCGTGCAGGTATTCCCGCTGGGGCGCCGTATAGGGCAGGCCCGCCCGGGCCAGTACGTCCTGGACGTCCGTGATCCACTTGTGGCTGTTCCCGTTCACGTACACCGTGATCCGGATCTGCCATCCCTGGGCGATCTTCTTTCCGTCCGCGCTGTCGCTGGCGATCTCGCCCTCCAGCTCCACCACCCCGTAGTTCTCCGGGGCCTTCTCCAGCCAGGCGTCCTCCACAAAGATCAGCCCGCTGATTGTGTTCAGCCCGTCCAGCAGCTGCTCAAACTTGTCCTTCTGGACCGTATCCGCCATGGTTTACACACCTCCGTCCTGCACCCGCTGGCACTTCAGCCGCAGGTAGTCCCGCATGTATCCCAGGTGGTTCACCTCCAGGATGTTGAACAGCTCCGTCCCGTGCCTCACCCGCCAGGTGCGGTCGATGTCGTCCCGCCACCGGATCGTAAAGGTCACGGTGTTCTCCGCGTCCACCGCGTGGGCCAGGAAGAACTCCCGGCCACTGACGTCCTGCCGCGCTGCGTAGACCGTCGCCACATCGTCATAGCTGTCGTCGTCTTCCGCGTGCACGCCCACAGGGCCCGCGGGCTTCAGCAGGGTCACCGGGTGGCGCAGGTCTCCGCTTTTGATGCTCCGTCCGGCCATCCCGTTACCTCCTGCTCTGGTCCCGCAGCTGGTGCACGCTCGTCACGATATACACCGGGATGGCGGCGTTCCCGTCTGCGTTCCCGCGGTTGTCGTACATCCAGGCCGCCAGGTTGCACACCCAGAACAGCCAAAGCTCGTTCTCCGGGTTTTCCGCAACCCCCGCCGCCCTGTACCACTCCACGGCCGCGTGATAGCACATCTCCAGCACGGTATCCTCGGCCTCCGGATCCGCTCCGGCAAACCGGCGCACCATGCCCATGATGCTGTTGTTTTCGGCCATGGTCTCAGCTCCTTATTCCTTCGTTGTCGTCTTCCGCGTTTTGGTCGCCTTCGCCGGCTTCACCGCCGTCGCGACGGTTTCCCCGTCCATCGTCACGGTGGCCGTTCCCTGCTTCAGCGCCGCCACGTCCTTTTCCAGCTGCCGGATCTTCTCCTCCAGCTGGTCAAACCGTTCGTTAACTCTCATCCTGTCCTCCCGTCAGCCTCAGGTCGGCAGCACGGCCACCCACTGGCCTTCCGCGTTCACCGTCAGCACCTTGCCCACGTCTTCCGACGTCACCGCCGGCAGCTGGCTGGGGATGTTCCCCGCGGCCCACTGGCCGCTGCTGTTCACCAGCAGCGCCTTGCCCTCGTCGGTGGTTTCCACCGCTGGCAGCTCCACGGTCTCAGAGCCCTTGGCCCACTTGCCGCCGGAAACCTTCAGCACGCTGCCGTTGTCGTCGGACGTGACCGCCGGCAGCTCCGTCACGCTGACGCCCACCAGCTTGTCCGCGATGTCCTGCAAAGCGTTCGCCATTCTCGCCATGGTTTTCGCCCTCCTGTTGTCGTTTATGCCGGTCTCTGCCCCGCGTGTTTAATGAATCACGCTCGGGCCGAAGGAGGCGTGGAGGGCGACCGGAAAGCCCTCCACACCTTTCTCCTCAGCTCTTACGAAAGCGCCAGCTTCCGGCCAACGATCGCCGCGGTGTCGAACTTGCTCACACCCAGGCGCACGATGCCGCGCACTTCGGTGGAGTCCTTCGCCCAGGCGTCGCCGCCGATGTCGGTGCTGGCCACCTCGAAGCCTTCCTTCCGGAACAGCGTCGCGAACTCCTTGGGATCGCCGATGAAGAACGGCGCGTAGGTGTTCGTGCTCAGGTTGGGCAGCTGCGCGTCGGAAACCTTCACGATCTTCCGGCCGAACATCCGCAGCAGGGTCGCGTTGGTGGGATCAGGCTGCAGCAGGCCGCGGCCCATGTCGTCCACCAGCTGGTCGATGGCGTCGAAGCCGGTCTGGTTGGTGATGATCACCGCGCTGGCGCTGATGGCCGGATCCAGCGTCTTGTTCAGGATCGTCTTGATCGCGCCGTCGGGGGTGATGCTTCCGCTGGTCAGCGCGGTGCTGGGCGTGCCCAGGGCGGCGATCAGCAGGCTGTTCTCGGTGATCACCAGTTTCTTGGCGAACCAGCGGCCCAGGTAGGCCATCAGGTTGGCGGCTTCGTCGTTCAGCAGCTCGTTGCTGATCGGGATCCGCAGGCCGTACTTGGTCAGGCTGTAGGTCACCTTGGCGAACACGGGCTGGTCGCTGTTGTTGGCCACCGTGCCCATCTCGTCAATGGACGGCATGGCGCTGCTGGGGGCGGTGTCGATCACGCGCCAGCCGGTGGGGGCAGACACGGTCTCTTCGCTGAACAGCGGGGCCAGGGGATTCAGTTCCCGGCGCAGCTCGCGGATGGTGTTGTCGATGTCGATCGGCACCAGGAAGCCGCCGTCTTCGCCCACGGGATCGCCGCCGCCTTCGGTCATCGCGTCATACAGGATCTTGCACTTCTCGTCGCCGCGGCCCTTCCGCGGGCTGATGCCGTTGCGGATCGCGTAGCAGAACGCCCGGGCATACTCGTTGGAGGCCCGCATGTCCTTCCGGCTCTTGGGCTCCTGCTTTTCGGCGGGGGTCAGGGTGGCCTGCGCGGCGCCCTTCAGCGCGGCGTAGCTGTCCTGCAGCGCGCTCATCCGCTTCTGCATGTCGGCGGCGACGCCCTGCTGCTTCACGATCTCGTCCATCGTCACGGCCGGATCCGCGCACATGGCGGCCAACTTCTGGTTCGCGGCCTGAATCTGGCCGCCGAGGGTGGTGATCTGGTTCATCATTTCCTGCAGAGTCATTTCTTTTTTCCTCCTGTAAATTTTTCTGCAAAAAGTAAAAGCGCCCACGTGGACGCTTTTCTGTTTCCCGGTCAGTTCTTCGGACCTGTTCGGTCAGTGTATGTTTTCCCCGAAGGTCCAGGGCGACCGGAAAGCCCTGGTCGCGCCGCAGCGCGAAATTCCCTTGTTAACACTGGGCGGCGATGATTGCCCTGTGAGCAATCTCCGCCCGCTTTGCGATTTCTTCCCGCTTCGCCTTGTCAGCGGGTTCTTCCGGTTCGTCCGGAAGCCTGGCCGCGATCTCCGCGACGCCGTGGGCCTTGGCGCTCATCTTGGTCGGCCGCACAAGGCTGGCCGCCGCGCCGGCCGCTCCGTAGATCTCGTCGGCGAAGCCTTCCTCCACACAGGTGGCCGCGCTCATCCAGGTCTCCGCGTCCAGCAGCTTCTTCAGCTCCTCCCGGTCTTTCCCGGTCCGCACCTGGTAGGCGCTGATCAGGCCCTCGCTGATCACGTCCAGCGTCTTCGCCGTCTTCCTCAGCTCCTTCGCGTCGCCCATGGCGATGGTCCACGGGTTGTGGATCATCATGTAGGCCACCGGGTGCATCAGGATCCGGTCCCCGGCCATGGCGACGATGCTCGCCGCGCTGGCCGCCAGGGCGGTGATGATCACCGTCACGTTGCCCTTGCCGTTCAGCCGGTGCTCCTTCAGGGCGCTGTAGATCTCCGCGCCGGCCATCACATCCCCGCCGGGGCTGTTGATGTGCACCGTCACGTTCCGCATCCCGTCCAGCGCCTTCCGGAAGTCCTTCGCCACGCAGGCGCCGTCCGGCGTAAACCAGCCTTCCTCGGCGATGATCTCTCCGTCAATGTCCAGCACGCCGTCTTCCGGACTGTCGGCGTCGTTCCTCAGGTTCCAGAATGTCATTCAGACTCTTCCTCCTTTCCATCAGAATTTCCGCCGCCGTTTCCGAGCAGCAGCTCCGGATGTTCCACGGCGATCCGCAGCGGGATCAGGTCCCGGCTGCTCATCAGCAGGTCACCCACCGGATCCGGCGGGAGCCCCAGCTCCGAGCGCACCTCGTTCGGCTTGCGCCAGCCGCCGCGGATGGCCATCTGGTTCCGCTCCGCGGTGGTCTTCACGTCCGTCCGGGTCAGACTCGTCACGTCAAACCGGAACCGGTAGCCTTCCGCGTACATGTCCGGCGTCAGCACCTTCCGGTTGAACTCCTCCTCCCACTGCTCGACCTTCGGGCCGATGGTCAGCGTCAGGTATTCCAGCGTCTGCTGTTCGTTGTTCCCGGGGCTGGTGTCCGCGTAGTCCCCCAGCATGTGCGGCGGCAGGTTGTAAACCGTGGCCACCCGGTTCCGGGTGATCCTTTCCACGTTCAGCACCTGGGCGTCCACGCTGGAGCTGGCGAAGTTCGTCGCCGTCATCCCGCCTTCCAGGATCACCACGCTCCGCCCGCTCTTCTCATAGGTCTCCAGGAACCGATCCACCGCTTCGTCTTTCTGCTGCTGGCTCAAACCCACGTTCGGCACCGTCAGCATGATCCCGTGGTTCACGCCGTCCAGCTGATCCAGGCTCATTTCCTTCACCTGGGTGTCATAGTCCAGGCTCTTCCGCAGCACGTCAATCGGCCGGATCCCCCGGATCCCGTTTGCGCTGATATGCTTGATCGCCAGGATCAGGAACCCCGGCGCCAGCGCCTCCGTCCCGTCGTCCATGATCACGCTGTACCAGATGTTCCCTTCCGCGTCCCGCTTCGGCGTCACCCGCGTGGGATTCAGGATGTCCAGCCGCATCAGCTGGCCCATGCTGTTGAGCACCTGCAGCGCGTAGGCCGTGCCCTCGGTGTTCAGAAACACCTCCATCGTCTGCTTCCAGCTGAAGGCGCTGAAGTTCGGGTGCGGCTCCAGGCTCACCAGCCGCTCCAGCGGGTGGTTCTCCTGAATCTCGAAACCCTTATACAGGTGCATCGGCATGGACGCCATCGTGTTGCTGATCCGGCTCACCGCGGCGTAGATCGCCTCGTTCCCCGTGATCGTCACGTCCGCCCGCGGCCGGTTGATCATCTTCAGGTCCCGGCTCCGCACCGGCCGCTCAGGCTTGTCCCTCGCCTGTGCCTTGTGCCTCCGCTGAAATGGCCATTTCATCTTTTCACCTTCTCCTTCTTGCCGGCAGATCCACCACGCGGATCGCCGGCGGGATGTAATCAGCCCCGGCCGGCTGCTTCTGCATCTTGATGCAGTGCGCGTCCAGCCAGGCCATAAACCCGTCGATTTTCCTGAACTTGTTCCGCTTCATCGGCATCCAGTTTTCCTTGTCCAGGTGCCGCCGCTCCCCGCTGATCCGCACGTTGTCCGTGTACCAGGTCAGCATCGGGTCCCGGTTGCTCACCACCTGGCCCGCCAGCAGCAGCTCCTTGATATCCTTCATCGGGTCGTTCAGGGTGATCGGCCCCTGCCGCACCACCTGGCAGTCGAAGGCCTGGTAGTCCTTCCCGCCGCTCTCCAGCATCTGCCGGAGCCTGGTCGCGTTGGCCGGGTCGTACCCGATCGTCACGATCTCGTATTGCTTCGCCTGCTCCACAAACCAGGCGTGCACGTCCTCCTGCTGCACGTATTCCCCCGGCACGATCGTCAGGTACCCGCGCAGCTGCAGGCCGTAGTAGTCTATTTTCTCCTGGTCCAGGTCCACCTTCCGCTGCGGCACCCAGCTGTGCAGCTTCACGAAGATCCGCCCGTCGTCCAGCGGGAACTCCAGGGCCGCCGCCGTGAAGTCCTCCCGGTTGGACAGGTCGAAGCCGCCGTAGCACCGCCGGCCCAGCAGCGTCGCCTCGTCGATCTCCCCGGCGTTGCGCTTCAGCACCTCCGGCTGCACGAACGCCATGTCGTCGGCGTTCACCATGATGTTCAGCTGCTTGCAGATGAAGTCCGCCCGCTCGCTGGGGATGTGCTTGCACCGCTCCCAGCTTTCCTTCAGCGTCTCCAGGTCCAGCGTCACGCCGATCCCCGGGTTGGCCTTGATCCAGGTTTCCGTGTCGTCCACGTCGTCCGTGGGGTCCAGCTCCGCGATGTAGGCGAACATCCGGTCCCCGACCTCCGGCAGCAGCTTCCCGTACATCGCGTCCGTGAACAGGTCGTAGTAGTAGGCCAGCGGCCCGTCGATCACCTTGCCCATCGTCGTGATGTAGATCGCCAGCGGCTGCTTCCGTTTGACTGTTTTCCGCTTCAGGATGTTCAGCAGCCGGAAGTCCTTGTACTCGTGGATCTCGTCGAAGATGGCCCCGTGGGGGTTCAGGCCGTCCAGCTTCTCGCTGTCGCTGCTCCGGTTCTTGATCGTCGCGTTGGTCTTGTCGTAGTAGACCCCGTCCCGCAGCGTCCGGAACCTGGGCGCCAGGTAGGGGCTGGCGTCGATCTGCGCCTTACACTCCTCGAACACGATCCCCGCCTGTTCCTTGCTGTTGGCCATCAGGTAGATATCGGGCCCGCGCTCGCCGTCCTTGCAGGCCATGAAGGTCGCATTCCCGGCCATCATGGTGCTCTTTCCGTTGCCGGTGCCCACCACGATCAGGCCCTCCCGGAACCTCCGCAGCCTGGTCTTTTTGTCCACCCAGCCGTACAGGTTCGCCTCGATGAAACACTGCCAGCCCATCAGCACCATCCGGTCGTAGTCGCCCTTCGTCGGCACCAGGAACCGCTCGATGAAGTCCGTGGGCCGTCCGGCCTTGTGCCGGTCGAATACCCAGGGATAATCCGGATCCTTTTCGCTCTTCTCCAGGTCTTCCAGGAACCGCTCGCAGGCTCTCCGGACCTTCGCGCACGCCCCGATCCGCCCCGCCAGCACGTCGTCCGCATACTGAAAACACCGCGCCACCGCGGTGCTTTCCTCCGCCCCTTCTTTTTGCGGCGTTTCAGGGGCGTTTTGAGCCGCTTTCCCCTTCGCCCGGGTGTTTGCCCGTCCGGATCCTGTCCGGCATGTTCTCGGCCTGCCCGGGCCGCGCCCGCGGCGCTTTGTCTCCGTCTCCGCCGTGGCGGCTTCCGGGGCTGTCTCTTCCTCAAAGGTCGGCGGCTTGACCGCTGGCAGGTCGGGGAATCCTCTGTTCCCGTCAGTCCGGGAAGCTGTCGAAGTCGTCATCGATCTCCACGGTCGCCGCCCGCCGTTTGCTGGCCGTCAGCTTCAGCTCGCCCAGGTGCTTCCGCTGCTGTTCGCTGAAGGCCCTGTATTGTGCCAGGCTCTTGTTCTCCTGCCAGTACACCTGCCGGCCGTTCCGCCGCTCCTGGCCGATCCCCCGCTGCGCCACGTCGTCCATCAGCTGCTGCTTGATCTGTTCCGCGAAGGCGATGTCCGCCACCAGCATCTGGTCCGCCGCGGTGATCCCTTCCGGCCGCCTGTCGCAGGCATCGCAGAGATAATCGTACATGTGCCGCGCCCGCTTGTCCTCGATCCGTCTGAAGTGTTCCCTTCTCAGTGTCTCGTTCATCCTGTCCTGTCCTCCCTGCCCTAAACCTTAATAACACGGCAGCTGTGCTGCCCGATCCTTTCCAGCGTTTTCCGCTTCTTTTTGTCCCGCTTCTCCGGGTGGTTCTTTTCATGGCACTCTGCGCACAGCGCCCGCAGGTTGTCCGGATCCAGCTCCAGATCCGGACGCTCGCTGCGCGGGATGATATGGTGTACCAGGGTCGCCCGGTTCGGTCTGATCCCGATCCCGGCCCGCATCCTGTCCATGCAGTCCTGGCACATGCCCCCGTCCCGCATCAGCGCAACCTGCCGCAGGTGCTTCCACGCCGCGCTGTGATAGAACGGATCGCTCTTTTTGTATTCAGCCATCCGATCACCTCATAAGAAAACCCGGCGCGGGGACAGGTCCGGCCGGGCGCAAATGAAAGGGCGCCCGGGTCTGTTCCCGTTCGCCCTTCTTTGACAGCCTGAACTCTACCACGGGTCCCGCGCACCTGCAAGCACCCCGCGCGTGGGATACGTGTTCCCAGCACGTTCCCGCCTGTGGCCGCCGGTGACCACCCGTTCCCGCGTGTGCAACCCACGTTCCCGCGCGTTCAGACCGCGCTCCCCGGCGTGTCATCCTTCCTATCTTTACGCACAAAAAAAGAGCGGCCTGTCCTCCGCTCCGTTCCGTCCCGTTCACTCGCCCCGGGCCCATTTTTGCGCCGGTCCTTCGCCCCGGTCCTCCGGCTCCCGGCTGGCCCACTTCCCGCAGAAGCTCCCTTCCTCGAACCGCTCGCACCCGTTCCGGTGCACGCAGGTCCCGCAGTCCGGATCCGCGGCTTCCCTTCCATAGTCCCGGCAGTTGAACTTACTGTTCCGCCTCATCGTCTTCCCCTCCCTTCTCCCGCAGGTACCACGCCGGCAGCGTCCGGTCCACCTTCTCGCCGCTCATCATGCCCAGCAGCTGCTCCCCGTTCCGCTTCGCCTTGCGCACGTATCCCGCCGTGTATTTCTCCTTCCGGGCGATCTCTCCTGTGTCCCATCGTTTCACATAGTAGTCATACAGCACCCGGCCCTCCAGGTCCGGCAGCTCGTCCATCAGCGCGCAGGTGGCCACCCGTTCGGCCCGCTCCGCCTCCTTCCGGGCTTCCGCTTCCCGCTCCAGGGCGTCGATGTCCGCCAGGATCCGGCCGATCTTGTCCCGGTCTCCCAT